TTTCCGTATCATCCTTGAAATAGTCGTTTTACCGCTACCGTTGTTGCCGTAGAAGAAGTTAATCCACGACGGCTCGATTTCTCGCTCTGGGCTATTTTGAAATGTAGCCTCTGAAACGATTATTTTTTCAATTGCTGATTTATATTTGCTCATCTGTCTGCCTCCTTAATCCGACCACTTCTTGAAGTTTTCGGCTTGTTCAAGTACCCATTCGAATACTTATTGTTTGACTCCTTAGGTTCTATATTTTATTCAGAAATCTTCCCTTCGCGTACCCATTCATCGACCTCGGAAAGTTTGAATTTGTACTGTTTTCCGGCACGGCTGAAAGGAATAGTACCTTTGCGTATCCATGCACGGATTGTATCGTGGCTCACGCTCAAATGCGTTGCTACATCTTCAAGATTCACCCATTTTTCAGGAACTGTATTGCCGACTTCGTTGCTCATTGGAATCCTCCACTCATACTTTTTTAGAATATAGTGTTAATGGTTAGTATCCATAACTATTAAAGATAAATGCCTACACCCATCAAGGCTCTTCGCAAATCCAACCGTTTAATTAACCATGCTGCTTCATCTAATACATCCCGGCCGTCGTTGGTGTTGATCCCGAGCCTGACCGCGTTTTCGTTTAGCTGGCTTTGTAATAAAGGCTGGACAGATAGTTTTTGGAAAAACACTTTATAACACTTTCCTTGCTCGTGACAGTGCGTAACGAGACCATAAAAAAACTGCTGGCTTGCGTTGGCACATCGCCTGTAGCACTTATTTGTATCCATAAACAAAGAAGGGAATGTCACTATCTCAGCTTTTGCCGCATCGCTTAACTTTATGAAATGTTGCGCCCGCTCCCTCGGAATAGTAAAAGAACCGATTTGTCCCACAAAAGCCTCATCCTTAATAATGAATAAGTTGCAATAATCTGTGCTGAGTTGAATTTGTTGCTGGCCGTTTACTCCATTTACAAATATGGCGGTGCTGTTTACCGCGCCGACAGTACCAAAGAACTGGTTGCCGTTCGGAGCATTGTAAGCAGTTTGCGCCACAACAGTTTGCTCGTTAGGGTTTTGCAATTTTGATAATGCATTATTCATAGCTTCCCCCTAACTGTCAAATACATTTTCAACATTGCCGAAAAACTGGTTTTTAGCGTTAAAAACGTTCCCATTGATTATTACTTGTTGAGTTGTTGACGTTGGTTGTTCTGCGGTTTTTTCAAATACATGAGGTTCGTCCTCGATTTCAGCTTCGTTTTCATCGATGAAATCGTGGCCATTTGTTGCCGTACCTGCAGATTTATCTAAAAACGGAATAATCGTTATTGCCCGTTTTATTTCATTTCCAATATCGCTATTAAAAACCCATTCGCTGTTTGTGTCACCCTTTTTTATATGCCAATTGTTAAAGGTAGCTTGTCCCACGGTATTATCCTTCACATTCGTTACGACATAATGCCAAACCCCGAGCGCAAAAGATGCCAGCGATATATTGTCGATATTCAACACTTCACTTTTCGACATTTGTTTCCCATCAATTATGAAGTTTTTATCAATACTTGTATATTTTCCGATAACTTCGAGAAACGCCTTAAAAAGCCACTCGACTTTATCGTCACTTATAAACCGCTCTATTAACTCCGACATGGCTGAGACTACATTGTGGTATTCGCTTTTTATACGCAAATCAAAAGCATCAATGTCTGACGACTCAAAAACGGCAGCAAAATATGTACCGCCGTTATCTTCGCACTTTCTGTATCCTCCAACATTCTTTTTTAAAGTAGAGGTTTTAACAGGCGGATTAAATGATGGCTTAATTATTCTAACAAGTTCGATAAGTAGTTCCGGCTGTGACAAACCGTCGGTTTTTCCGTTTGCATTATCTCGCTTCGCGGTTCGCTGTCCTCGTGCGGCTAACAGCAATATAAAAACTGTACCTCCGCATAATCGCGGAAAATCAATTATTGACATTATTTTGCCTCCATAGAAACTTGGTAACTCTATCTACTCTATAAACTCTATCGACTTTTGACGGTCAACTTTACGCACTATTGGATTGTTCTTGTGAGGAAACAAGGACAAGCACCAAGCCCTTGTGAGAAATCACGAGGGCTTTTTTTGTTGTCTTTAGTAGCCAACAAACCGAAAGCAATCCTACCAAATCATTATAAAACGCAAATCAAAAAATGTCAATCCAACGGAGGAAAAAGAGATGCCAACGCAAGAACGCGCCCGACCGCCGCCTGTGCAGTCACCACGGAACCCATTACCCCAAGGCTCGGACGAGCTACAAAAAAATCTACGGAGGAAAACAAAAATGAAAAATTACCAATCCCTGTATTACAAGAACTATTTTGCACAGAACGCAGACGGCGACTACATCCCCGTCAACCGGAAGGATTGCTTCGCCCCCGGAGAAACGCCTACACCGGACAACCCTTTTCGGCAGCGTTGGTTCTACGACCCCGAAGCGGGATACGCCGTAAGGCTTGAACGCAATCAGTGTGGCGAGGATATATACCTCATGAACTCAGCTTCCATGAAAAAGGGAGAGCGGCAACGTGTCAAACGCAGCGAAATGATTGAACTTGACTGTCCCCGATATGACGAAATAGGCGAAGAGGGCTACATCGAGCTTGAGGACGAAACCGCCGATGTTGCCAAGATTATCGAGGATGCGGAATCTCTCGCTACTCTCATCGCTGCATATAAGCGACTTGACCCATCAGACCAGTTGCTGTTTTGGCTTATGAGTACCAAAGCAAAGAAAACGGTCACCGCCGAAAAGATGGGGATGACCATCGATGGCGTGTATTACCGCGAGAAGCGGCTACGCAAAATCCTGCGTTCCGATCCCACATTAAAAGATGTTTTGAAATTTCTTGATTAAAGCACTACGGATTTCGCCCCCTCGCTGTCCTTTCGTAAGTGAGGGGGCGACCCCATCTTTCAAAATCGGAGGTAAACCGTAATGCAAACAAGCGAAAATGTCCTGTTTGCGGACAGTAGAGGCCGCAAACAAAACGAAGAACTCATCGGTGTTTTGAATGCCATTGCCATCGTGAGCAAAAGACTCGCGGGACGGTTGGCAGCACTTGAACACCAAAGAGAAGAAAAATCGAGAGGAGGAAAAATCTATGTCACCAGACAAAGCCCAGCAACTTGGAAATGACCTTGCTTGCCTTGCGGCGAGTATCGCGGAAATCGCAGAAGAACTTAAGGCGATGTACGACTTTGACTACGAAAATGCTCCCGACCCCGAACCCCCGGCAGAACAACCCAAACCCCCGGCATTAGCAGAAGTTAGAGCATTCCTTGCCGACAAGAGCAGAGATGGGCATACGGAGGCGGTACGAGCGATTATCCTCCGACACGGTTCAGGCAAGCTGTCGGAAGTCGACCCCGGCGAGTATGCCGCCATCCTTGCTGAAGCGAGGGAACTGAAATGAGCGACGGTAAAAAACACGCGCTGCTGTCGCCGTCCGCAAGTCACCGCTGGATAAACTGCCCGCCGTCAGCTCGCTTAACAGAGTTTTATACCGACACCGGTTCCGGCTATGCACAAGAAGGTACGTTGGCTCACTCGGTTGGAGAGGCGAAATTAAAACACCGGTTGGGGTTAGCTAAAAAACCTTCAAAGTGCAACGACAGCGAAATGGACGTGGGAACAGACGATTATGTCACTTTTGTCATGGAGCAGATGGATGGTCTATCCGACCCGAAGGTGTTTGTGGAACAGCGAGTAGATTGCTCACTCTACATTCCAGAGTGTTCCGGCACCTGCGACGCCCTTATCATTTCGGACGGCGTACTGCAAATTTGTGATTTGAAGTATGGGAGAGGCGTGAGAGTGGCGGCCGAAGGTAACGAACAGCTTATGATTTATGCCCTTTCTGCATTGTCGATGTTTGACGGTATTTACGACATCCACACCATCCGCATGAGCATTTTTCAACCCCGGCTTTCTAACTGTTCTACATGGGAGGTCTCCCGTGGTGAGCTTGAATGCTGGGCAGAAGAAACCCTGAAACCTGCAGCCCGGCTTGCGTGGGACGGCAACGGCGACTATAAAGCGGGAGATCACTGCCAATTTTGCAAGGCAAAAGCGGAATGCCGTGAACGTACCAAAGCAAATATGGAACTCGCCGCATACGACTTCATCGAACCCGCTCAGCTTGAGAACGATGAAATCGCCGCCATCCTTGGCAAGGTAGACGAACTTTCCTCGTGGGCATCCGACATCAAGGACTACGCCCTTTCTGAAGCCCTCAAAGGTGTTAGGTTTGACGGCTGGAAAGTAGTTGAAGGCAGAAGCAACCGCAAGTACACAGATGAGACAGCCGTCGCAGATGCCGTTACGAAAATCGGGCTTGACCCATATGAACACAAAGTCCTTGGCATTACCGCCATGACATCCCTGCTTGGGAAGAAGCGGTTTGAAGAAACCCTCGGTGGGCTGATACACAAACCCACGGGCAAACCGATGCTTGTTTCGGAAACGGACGAGCGCAAAGAAATTCACATTAACACGGCGGCAGACGATTTTGCCGACCCAATTGAAAATTAGGAGGATATTACAATGTCAAATACAGCAAAAAACAATCAGAACGTGGTCAATCCCACGAGAATCATCACAGGCGTTTGCCGTCTCAGCTACGCTAACATCTGGCAGGCAAAATCCATTAACGGTGGTACACCGAAGTTTTCCACCAGTGTTCTTATTCCCAAAAGCGACACAGTCACGATAGCCAGAGTGAAAAAGGCAATTCAGGCTGCCTACGAAGAGGGCGAAAGCAAACTCAAGGGCAACGGCAAATCCGTGCCGCCTTTGGCAACATTAAAAACGCCGATGCGTGACGGCGACCTCGAAAGGCCAGATGATCCTGCGTATGAAGGTCACTGGTTTGTGAACGCCAACAGTAGCACCGCGCCGGGCGTAGTGGATATTAATCGCCAGCCCATCATCGACACCAGCGAAATCTACTCCGGCGTGTACGCTCGGGTGTCCCTTTCATTCTACGCTTTCAACAGCAACGGAAATAAGGGCATCGCCTGTGGACTCCAGAATATTCAGAAGGTGCGCGACGGCGAATCCCTCGGTGGCAGGACAAAGGCCGAAGACGACTTCAACGACGGCTACCAGTCCGATGCCGACGACGACTTCCTGGGTTAAAGGAGGGCTGACACCATGACAAACATCCAGTCAATGATGCTTGCGGTCTGTTTCGGCGCCGTGGTTGGGACTTTCATCGGCAATTTTTTTGCCATCGTAAAGTTTTCGATAGATGAGTACAGAGAAAAAAAGCGTCTCCGAAAGGCAAACGAAAACAAGCAGTAACATAACAGGCGGCGGAGAGAGACATTCTTACTCCGCCGCTTTTCTTACGGAGGAAACAAAGATGCGTAAAATAAAGCAACTGGTCTGTGACATAGAAACGTTCAGCAGTGTTGACCTCAAAAAATCAGGTGTATATAAATACGCCGAGTCACCTGATTTTGAGATTTTATTGTTTGGCTATTCCGTTGACGGCGGTGATGTGCAGGTCATTGACTTCACGGCGGGCGAAACGCTCCCACGCGAAATCATCGACGCTTTGACGGATGGTAATGTGCAAAAATGGGCGTTCAATGCCAATTTCGAGCGGGTGTGCCTATCCCGGCATTTATCAGATATGGGCATCAGTCCTGACCCCTTCGCCGATAACCACCACTCAGCCGACATCCTCGGCTCGGCGAGATACCTAAATCCTGAGTCGTGGCGCTGTTCGATGATCTGGTCGGCTTATATGGGAATGCCGCTTTCCCTTGAGGGAGCCGGTGCGGTTTTGGGGCTTGAAAAACAGAAGCTAACGGAAGGTAAAGACCTTATTCGATATTTTTGTAAGCCGTGTAATCCTACTATCGCTAATGGAAAACGCACCAGAAACCTTCCCAAACACGCCCCCGATAAGTGGGACTCATTCAGAGCGTATAACATCCGTGATGTGGAGACGGAAATGTCCATACAGGCAAAACTTGCAAAGTTTCCCGTGCCGGATGAGGTTTGGGACGAGTACACTCTCGACCAAGAAATCAACGACCGGGGTGTACAGCTTGATATGACACTGGTTAAAAACGCCATCACCGCCGATGCGATCAGCCGAGCTGAGTTGTTGCAAAAAATGCAAGAACTCACCGAGCTTGATAATCCCAACAGCGTAGCGCAAATGAAACAGTGGCTGGCGGACAACGGTATGGAAACCGACACCCTCGGCAAGAAAGTGGTCGCTGAACTGCTCAAGGATGCACCGCCACTCCTTGGCGATGTGCTATCCCTGCGGCAGTCGCTGGCGAAATCCTCCGTCAAGAAATACACGGCGATGGAGAACGCCGCCTGCTCTGATAGTCGGGCAAGGGGGATGTTTCAATTTTATGGCGCAAACCGCACCGGGCGATGGGCTGGGCGGCTCATACAAATGCAAAACCTCCCGCAGAACCACCTGCCCGATATTGAACAGGCTCGGGCTTTGGTGCGGTCAAGCAATTTCGCCGCTTTGGAACTGCTCTATGATTCCGTGCCGGAGGTGTTGTCGGAGCTTATCCGCACGGCGTTTATTCCAAAGGACGGCAATAAGCTCATCATCGCTGACTTCTCGGCGATTGAAGCCCGTGTCATTGCATGGTTCGCCGGAGAAAGCTGGCGTAACGAGGTATTCGCCGGACACGGCAGGATTTACGAAGCCTCGGCAAGTCAGATGTTTAACGTTCCCATTGAGGAAATCACCAAAGGAAGCCCTCTCAGGCAAAAGGGCAAAATCGCCGAACTCGCACTCGGTTATGGCGGCTCGGTTGGTGCCTTAAAAGCCATGGGAGCGTTGGATATGGGGCTTTACGAAGATGAACTTCAATCTCTGGTTAACGCATGGCGGTCGGCGAACCCGAATATCGTCCGCTTTTGGTGGGCTGTTGACCGTGCCGCTATGACAGCGGTCAAAGACAGGACGGTTACCGAAACCCATGGCATCCGTTTTTCTTATCAGAGCGGGATGTTATTTATAACGCTGCCATCGGGCAGACGGCTTGCTTATGTTAAACCTCGCATCGGCGAGAATCAATTCGGCTCACCTTGTGTTACTTACGAAGGTGTCGGCGGCACGAAGAAATGGGAGCGGCTTGACACTTACGGACCTAAGCTCGTGGAAAACATTGTGCAGGCAACAAGCCGTGACATTCTCAGCTACGCTATGCGGACACTCCGGCACTGTGCCATTGTAATGCACGTCCATGACGAAATCGTCATCGAAGCCGACCGCCGATTATCCACCGAGGTTTTATGTCAGCAAATGAGCCGTACACCGCCTTGGGCAAAGGGCCTTTTGCTCCGTGCCGACGGTTTTGAAACGGAATATTATAAAAAAGATTAAAACAACTACGGAAAACCGCTTCTCACTGTCCTTTCGTAAGTGGGGGCGGTTTTCGCCTATCAAAATAACGGAGGTTTCAGATATGTTCTATGTAAAAACAAGTTTTGGCTACGCAGATGTAGTCACGGAAATCCACTGCGACAACGTGTTCACCCGTTGCCCAGAGTGTGGCAGCGAGTTGAATGTCGACCTTGCAGAGGTCTTTTCGGACGGCGATGCGGATTTAGAGTCCACCTCCATCATCTGCTCCGCCTGCACAAAAAAGCGTATGGCAAATAAAGTGGCGCAAAGGAGATAGTGATGGACTACAAAAATGCAGAAGGCTACGCCGATCCGACCGCATATGAAGCGTTGACGGCAGTGGCAAAATCAGAAAAGCCGTATAAACCGCTTGTATACATCGCATCGCCTTATTCCGGGGATATCGAAACCAATGGCCGACGGGCGCAAGGCTACTGCCGTTTTGCCGTCACCAAAAACCGCATACCGATAGCACCCCACCTACATTATCCGCAGTTTATGGATGACAGCGATAAGGAACAGCGTGAACTGGGATTGTTTTTCGCCCTTGTTCTACTCGGTAAATGCGATGAGCTGTGGATTTTCGGT